TACCGCCGTTCCCGCGCGAGTGATAAGCCGGTGTGATCGAGGAACTTGCCGCCCTGCGCATTGGTCGAAAACACCTCGATGTAGCCCCGCCGATCATCTGCGGCTTGCACGCAGAGGCGCGTCACATCGACGCCGTCGAGAAACACCCGCGCCTTCGCGCTGTCCAATCCGCGATCGCGGCAAATGTCGGGGGAGAGATACCCGTACGTGCCGGGCGCCGCGCCCGCGACGAGCGCGGCCAACGACTTCAGCGCGTCGCGTCGATTCACCATCGTCAAGGCTCGCGCGACGATTCGGGCGGGGTCGGCCCCGCGGGAATCCGCTTCCAGTGGATCGCGACCAGGAACGCCTTGAACTGGTCCTCGTAAATCCGGTAGGTGTGCCGGGGCCCGCCCGGGACGACCTCCGCCTCGAGCTTCACGGTGACGCCGTGGACCGGCATCCCCTCCGTGATCGCTTTGCAGATCCAGTTCGAACTCACGCCCATGTAGCGCGCGCATTCGCTGACGCGCACGGCCGGCGGCGCGGACAATCCGAGCGTCATGGACGGATGATCGCACACCGCTGCACGGGCGCGATCTGCTCACGGCTGCTCATAGTGCGCAAACTGCGAAGAGTGCTCATGCTGAGCTTAGTGCGTCCTTCGAGTGGGCGGATACTGTGGGGCGTGCCGTGGGAACGCGACCAGCAATCGGCATTCGCGCGCGGCTACACGAAGGCCTGGGCCAAGGCGTCGAAGGCGTTCCGCGTGCGCTATCCGCGGTGCGGCATGCGCCCCAACGGCGTGCGGCCGGTGATGAGCCACTGCTTCGACATCGGGCAGCACACGCCCGCCGCGCTCGTCGATCACGTCGTCCCGCATGGCGGCGACAAGGCCTTGTTCTGGGACGAAGCCAACTGGCAGTCGATGTGTGTGCCCTGTCATCTGTGGAAGACCGCGGCCGAGAAGCGACGACGCGAGGCGCACTGATGCGGACGAGGGGGGCGGGATCGAAACTCTACAGCCTGACGCCCCGGGGGACTCGGCCGACGCTCAGACGAAAAATATCCCCGAATGAAGTTTTACCTGTCGCATGGTTCGCGCATATGATGTTGGCAAAACCATGGGCGGTCAAGGTAGCGGCGGGTCAAATCGGAAGCCGCGCCAGGTCTGCGCCTGCGGCGTGGAGAACAGCCGGGCCTCGACCGCGAACGGCCAGCCGTACCGCTGCCGCGCGTGCTACGGCCTGTCCCAGCGCGGTCCGCGTACGCCCGCGCGGACGTGTGTGCAGTGCGGGGCGCTCTTCCACTATGGCGGAGCCGGTGGCGGCGGTCTCAGCCGTGGCCGGCGCTGTTGTAGCGACGCCTGCGCCAAAGCACGCAGCGAGGAAGCGAAAGACCGGCAGCGCGTGTCGCCACGGGAACTACTTCGGCGCAGGCGCGCCCACTCGCGACGGGAGAGACTGCGACGACGCGCCGCTTTCAAGGCGATCGGTGCGTCGATCAAGGCGAGCGTCGGGCGCTGGCGCCGCATCTGTGCCCGCGACGGCTGGGTGTGTTGGATTTGTAAAGGGCGGATCGATCCGTCCAAGGTCCCCTCGCGACATCGTCGGGCGCCGTCCGTCGATCACGTCATTCCGGTGGGGGCGCCCGACTGGTCGGACGACGACGCCAACCTTCGAGCCGCGCACTACGGGTGCAACGCCACCCGAGGCAATGCCATGCGCAACGCCGGTCAGTCCCTCTAACCTCATCCAGATCGGGCGGGCCGCCTGATGGCCGGCACCCGCAACAGCGGCGGCCGCAACGCGAAATCCTCCGCGCTCCACGCGCTCGAAGGGACGTTCCGTAAAGGGGACGCCGCGTTCGTCACCCCAGATCCACCGAAAGGCCGCCCCGACACGCCGCCGACACTCGCCGGCCATGCGCTGGCGGAATGGAATCGGATGGTCGACCGCCTCGACGCAAACGAGACGCTGACCGTCGTCGACGACGCCGCGCTCTATCAGTACTGCTGCCTGTTCGGGGAAACCGAGGATACGCAGGACCTGCGCCGCGAGACCGCGCAGCTCGCCGCGACGCTGCAGGCGACGATCGCCCGGGAAGCCACGCGCATCACGAACACGACCGAGCCGGCGGCCGGCGAGGTGTTCGACGTCGCCGCGGCCGTCGCCGAGATCCTCGCGCTGCAGCAGTTGATCGCGAAGCAAACGACGCAGCTGCGTCAGGGGCACATGGCGATTCGGCAGTATTTGGTGGAATTCGGGATGACACCAGCGGCCCGGACGCGGGTGAGCCCGGGTCGTCGCGCCGACGATCGCGCGCCGGTCAATCCGCTCGATCGGTTTACCCAGCCGAAGAGAGTGGGCGCGTAACGATGGAGATCGTCGATCCGCGCGTGCCGCCCTCGCTGGTGCCTGACGGCTCTCAAGCGCAGGTGATCAATGGCCCGCGCGGCGACGAGTACCGCGACCTGCCCTCCATTCAGACGCCGGATGGCCAGATCATCACGCGGTGGGCGCTCAGTGATGCCGAGCGCGCGGCGATTGTGCGCGGGGACGACGTGTACGTCACACTGATCTCCGACGGGACGATCAACCCGTTCTTTGTCACGGTGGGACCCGTGAACTGGCGCGTGCGCGCATGACGAAGGCCGCCGCGCTCGATCCGGTGACCCGCTACGCGACCGCGGTCGTCGCGCGGCAGATTATCGCCGGGCGCCTGGTCCGCCTGGCGTGTCAGCGGCATCTCAACGACCTGCGCGACGCCGCGAAGAAGTCCCTGGTCTGGAAACCCGAGGAAGCGCAGGAGGCGATCGACTTTTTCCCGAGCGTGCTCGTGCTGCCGGAAGAAACCGACGCCGATGAAGACGTCGAAGCCGCGGAGGAGGACGTCAGCCGCGACGCTCCGACGCCGTTTCACCTGACGCCGTTCCAGCAATTCATCGTCGGCAGTCTCTTCGGGTGGTTCGCGGTCCGCGTGAGCAAGAAAACGGGCGCGCGCCGCGAGCAACAACGCTTCCGGATTTGCTATTTCGAAGGCGCGAAAGGCTGCGGCAAGACGCCGATGGGCGCCGGCATTCTCATCCTGCTCCTGGTCCGCCACGGCGTGCGCGGGTCGCAGTTGTTCTGCGCGGCCGTCACGAAGGAGCAAGCGAAACTCGCCTTCGCCGACTGCGTCAAGATGGTCGAGGCCTCGCCGGCGCTGCAGCAGCTCATCACCCACACGGGCAACAACCTGGCGGTGAAGACGACGAGCTCGTTCATCCGCCCGATCTCGGCGGAGAAGCGCGGCCTCGACGGCAAGCGCGTCCAGGGCGCCGTCGTTGACGAGCTCCACGAACATCCGAGTAGCGTCGTCGTCGTGAAACTGCGCGCCGGCATCAAGGGCCGGCCCAACGCGCTGATCTTCATTCCGACGAACAGCGGCTTCGACCGGGAAACCGTGTGCTGGGAGTATCACGACTACTCGCGCCAGATCCTCGAAGGCACCCTCGTCAACGAGAGCTGGTTCGCCTACATCTGCCACCTCGACGCGTGCGACGCCTGCCACACGGCCGGCAAACTGCAGCCCTCGGACGATTGCCCGGACTGTGACGACTGGAAAGTCGAAGGCCCGCACTGGGAAAAAGCGAATCCGAATCTCGGCGTGTCGTTGCCCTGGGAGTACCTGCGCGAACAGGTACGCGAAGCGATCGCGATCCCCAGCCAGCGCAACATGGTGCGCCGCCTCAATTTTTGTCAATGGACGCAGCAGGCCACCGTCTGGATCACCGCCGAGCACTGGGCGGCGTGCACGACGACGGCGCCCGACGGCTTCCGCACGTCGCTGCTGGGGCGCGAATGCTACCTCGGCATCGACCTGTCCGACAAAATCGATCTCTCGTCGGTCGTCGCCATCTTTCCGCGCCCGCTTGATCGCGAGCCGGCGAGTGACCCGGCCGACGAGGGAGCCTCGACCCCGGCGCCTGACGAGGACGCCGACCGGCCGACGCTCACGTACGCGCTCGACGTCGTGCCGTTCTTCTGGATGCCCGAGCAGACGCTGCATCGGCGCGCGCAGGAAGATG